GACCGAGGAGGAGATCAACAACAGCCGCGCGTATACCCGCCAGATGGGCGACCTGCGCACCGTGCTGTTCGGCATTCAGACCGCCGTGGTAGGCGAGCTGCTGCCGGCCATCAACAACTGGATCGAGCGCATGGGTGCCCTGGGTCAGGCCAACCGCGAGGCCATCGCCACCGACATCGTGGACAGCATCCGCGACGTGTGGCGGGGCATGCGAATGGTAGGCGCGGCGGTGTCCTGGGCGGCTGACCTGGTGGGCGGTTACGGCAATCTTATTGTTTGGCTGGCTGCCCTGATGGGCGGCCGTTTGCTCCTGGCAATCGGCAGCACCGTTGTGTCGCTGTACCGCATGGGCGCAGCTATAGCCACCAGTGCGGTCACCGTTATCCCCATGCTGGTGCGTGGCCTACTTACAGCAGGCGGGGCGGCGCTGACCTTTGCGGGGCGTATCGGCGGTGCCTTGGTTGCCTCCCTGGCTTCTATGGCGCGGGGTTTAGTCGCCTTGGCGACCCGCGCAGTGCCCGCTGCTATTGCTGGGATTCGCGCCCTGTCGCTGGCCCTGCTGACAACCCCGATCGGCTGGATCATTAGCGGCGTGGCGGCCCTGGCCGGCGCGGTGTATCTGATCTACCGCAACTGGGACGGTATCGCCGAGTGGTTCGGCAACCTGTGGCAGGGGGTCAAGGGCTTCTTCAGCCGGGGCGCCGGCGAGATCGCGGCGGACCTGGTGGCCTGGACGCCGGCCGGGCTGATCTATCGGCATTGGGGCGGTATCACCGAATGGTTCAGCGGCATGTGGGGTGGCATCAAGGGCTATTTCAGCCAGGGCATCGGCCAGGTGGCCAAGGATCTGCTGGCGTTTAGTCCGGCGGCGCTGCTGATGAAGGGTATCGACGCGGTGTTCGAGTTGTTCGGCGCCCGCCCGCTGACCGAGATGGGCCAGGAGTGGATCGGCGGACTGTGGGATGGGGTCAGCGCCCAGTGGTCGAACCTGACCGGCTGGCTGTCTGAGCGCATCACCGGGCTGATCGAGTGGATGCCGGACTGGGTGAAGGATCGCCTGGGGATTGGTGGCATGGAGGCGCCAATGCCGACCGGCGCGCCGGTGGCAGAGAATCGCCGGGGCGCAATGCCTGGACCGCAGCGTGCCGATGTGGGTGGCGAGTTACGGATCGTGGTGGATTCTGAGGGGCGGCCCCGCGTGACGGAGGCGCGCCGCAACGGGGGCATGGATTTCGATGTGGAGTCGGGTGTGCTGGGGGTGGCGCCGTGAGCTTAGCCCTTGTCTTTGGCGGGCAGATCGCCGTCGGCAATGCGATCGGTGGCGGCCTGCTGGGTGATTCCCGTATAGGCCCCGCCCATGACTATCAGCCCCGCCGCCAGGTACACGCCCCAGTGGGCTTCCGGCACGAAATACGCCAGAGCACTGCCGGCAGCGACGCCGGATACGACGCCGATCAAGGACGCTTTTTCAGTGGTTTTCATGGTGTTCTCCCTTTTTATTCATGCGTGAACAGGAGCGTAGCACATGACCTGGCGTGACCGCATCGACCCCGAGCTGGCGGGCTCCTATCGCGGTGTGCGCTTCCACGTGGAGCGCTCCGACACTACGGGCGGCCGCCGCTGGCTGATCCATGAGTACCCGCGCCGCGACCGGCCCTACGCCGAGGACATGGGCCGCAAGGCCCGCGAGTGGCGCCTGTCGATGTTCGTGGCGGGCGACGATTACGACCGCCAGCGCGATGCCCTGATCGAAGCCCTGGACGCGCCGGGCGCGGCCACACTGGTGCACCCGTATCTGGGCAGCTTCAAGGCGGTGGCCAGCGACGTGCGCTGGAGCGAGAGCACCCGTGATGGCGGCGTGTGCAGCTTCCAGGTGACCTTTGCCGAGGGCGGCGAGGAGGCCTACCCGGCCACCACGGTGGACACCCGGCGCGAGGTGCGCCAGGCGGCGGACCTGTTCGAGGAGGAACTGAGCCAGGACTTTGCCGACAAGTGGAGCGTGGAGGGCCTGCTGGGATGGTCGCTGGTGGCGGTGGAGCGCGACCTGGCGGCGGTGGTGCGAGACATCGAGGACGTGGTGGGCGGCATTGCTGACCAGGTGGCCGAGCAGATCCGCGCGCCGATGAACATGGTGGGCATCGTGCTGGGCGGCTACAACCGCCTGCGTGGCGCGGTGCTGCGACCGATAAATGCCCTGGACCTGTACAGCGGCGGCACCATCCTGGGCAATAAGGACACCGAGGGCGGCGGCCGCGTGCTGCTGACCCCGGGCACCCCGACCCGTGCGGCCCGGCTGATGCTGGATACCGGCACCAGCAGCGACAGCGTGACCCCGCCGACGGCGGACACGCCCGAGCGTATCCAGCGGGCACAGAACACCGTCGCGGCCCGGCAACTGAACGGCCGGGCGGCGACCCTGGCGGCGGCGCGCCTGGTGGCGGACACGGACTGGATGAGCCGGCAGGACGCCGTGGCGGCCGGCGCCGACACCCTGGCGCTGATCGACGCCCAGATGACCACCGACGAGGCAATCACCGACAGCGTGTACGCGTCGCTGGTGGATTTGCGGGCAGCGGTTTCCGAGGACTTGCGCACCCGGGCAGTGGCGCTGCCGGGGCTGATCAGCCATACGCCGCAGACGACACTGCCGGCGCTGGTGGTGGCCCACCGGCTGTATGGCGACGCCACCCGGGCGGACGAGATCACGGTGCGCAACGACGCCCGCCACCCCGGTGCCCTGCGCGGCGGGATCGCGCTGGAGGTGCTGAGTGAGTAAGCGCGAGCCAGTAGTGCTGCAGATCGGCAGCCAGCGCCACCAGGGCTGGCAGGAAGTACGCATTCGCCTGTCCCTGGAACAGATCGCCGACAGCTTCGAGCTGACCCTGACCGAGCGCTGGGCCGACTCCGGCCTGGTGCGCCCGGTGACGCCGGGCGAAGCCTGCACGGTGCACGTGGGTGACGAGCTGGTGGTGACCGGCTACCTGGACGAGGTGCTGCCCGACTACGACGCGACCAGCCACACCATCGCGGCCAGCGGCCGGAGCAAGGCGTCGGACCTGATCGACTGCAGCGGCAAGGATCAGCGCTTCGACGGACAGACCCTGCTGCAGATCGCGACCACCCTGGCCGAGCCCTACGGCATCGAGGTGATCGACACGGTGGGTGCGGACAAGCCCTTCCGGGAGTTTGCCCTGGAGGATGGCCAGCCGATCGCCGAGGCCATCGAGCGGGCGGCGCAGATCCGTGGCGCTCGCATTGTCAGCGATGCCGAGGGCCGTCTGGTGATTGTGCACGCGGTGCAGCGGGAGATCCGCACGCCGCTGGAGCTGGGCGGGAATATCCGCAAGGGCTCCGGGGCGTTCAGCGACCGCGACCGCTTTTACACCTACATCGTGGAGGGGCAGACGCCCGGTACCGATTCCTGGAACGGCGAGGACGCCGCCGGCCCCCGGGGCGAAGCGACCGACCCGCGTGTGCGCAAGCCGCGCACCACCTTGATCGTGTGCGACACCCCGGCGGACCCCGCCGACTGCAAGACCCGGGCAGAGCTGGAGGCGCGCATGCGCTGGGCCAAAGGCCGAGGCGTGACCTACACCGTGGGCACCTGGCGGCATGAACAGGGCGTGTGGCGCCCGGGCGACCTGGCGCAGGTGCGGGACGCTTACCTGGGGCTGAATGAACAGATGTTGATCAGCGATGTGCAGCTGATCGAGAGCAACGAGGGGCGCACCGCCGAGCTGCGCGTGGCCCCGCCGGCGGCCTTTGAGCCAGTGCCGGTACCGGAGCCGCAGGCCGAGGGTGGCAGCGGCGACCAGGCAACCGGCTGGGTGGTGATGTAATGGCTGATCAACGACGTACCTGGCAGCGCCTCATGGGGCCGGTGTGGCGGCGCATCCGCCTGCTGGTTTCCCGTGGCGTGCTGAAGTTGGTGGACGACAGCCTGAAGCTGCAAGGCGTGCAGGTGTCGCTGCTGGGTGGCGAGCCCGCGTGGGCCGAGCGCTTCCAGGAGTACGGCTACACCAGCCACCCGCACCCGGGGGCCGAGGCGATTGTGGCGGCTGTGGGCGGTGCCCGGGCGCACCTGGTGGCGCTGGCGGTGGACGACCGCCGGTACCGGGTGAAGGAGCTGGCCCAGGGCGAGGTGGCCATTTACGACGACCTGGGCAACGTGATCGTGTTCAAGCGCGACAAGATCCAGGTGCAGGCGGTGCAACACCTGGAGGTGACCGCGCCAACCTGTCACATCACGGCGACCACGACCCACGACGGCAACGTGACCATCAACGGCAACCTGGTGGTGAACGGTACGGGCGCCTTCACCGACGCGCTGTCTTCGGCGACTTCCGTGGCCGATCCGAAGGGCACCATGCAGGGCATCCGCGACACCTACAACGGGCACAACCACCCGGGCGACTCCGGCGGCACGACCGGCGCGCCTAACCAGGGGATGGGCTGATGGATATTGCATTGAGATTCGACCCCGGCGCCAAGCGCTTCGACCTGGACATCCAGGGCGGCGACCTGGCGACCGACGAGGGACTGGAAACGGCGGTGATTCTGTCGCTGTTCACTGATCGGCGCGCCCTGGAAGAGGACCGGCTGCCGGATGGCACCGGCGACCGGCGGGGCTACTGGGCGGACGCCTACAACGACCGGCCGCATGGCTCCCGCCTGTGGTTGCTGCACCGGGAAAAGGAGCAGGACGAGGTGCTGCGCCGCGCCCAGGTGTATGCCGAGGAGGCGCTGGCCTGGCTGACCGAGGACGAGGTGGCCGAGGCCGTGGAGGTGGAGGCGTGGCACATGCGGCGCGACACCCTGGGCCTGCGGGTGGTGATTCGGCGCGGCGATCGCTCGCTGCTGGAACGGCAATACGACTATGTGTGGCGAAACGCTGCATAACGGAGGAATAAATGGCGTTTAGACGGCCTTCACTACCGGAGCTTTTGGGGCGAGTGGATCAGGATCTGCTGTCCCGGCTGCCGGGCGCCCAGGCGGCGCTGGCTACCCGACTGACCAAGGCCCTGGCGACCAGCCAGGCTGGGGTGACGCACGGGCTTTATGGCTACCTGCAGTGGCTGGAGCGTCAGCTGTTCCCGGAGACCTGCGACGACGAGCTGCTGCACCTGCACAGCGCGGGCGTGCCCCGCCGCCAGGCGGCCAAGGCCACCGGCGAGGTGGCGTTCGAGGGCAGCGACGGCGCGGTGATCGTCGAGGCTACGCGGCTGCAGCTGGATGGCCAGGAGTATGAGACCACCGAGGAGGCGGTGATCGGCGGCGCGACTGCCACGGCGACCATTGAGGCGCTGGAGGCGGGTCTGGCTGGTGATCAGGACGACGGC